GGAGACGAAGAAGCAGCATTTTCGCTTACGGAAAAACTAGAAAGGCCTATGCCAGCGGCGATTGTTTGATTTTTCCATTTTTGAGTGCTAGAATCGTACCTAAGTACCTGATCGTTAGCAACACTACTAATATCTACATCACCTACATCATTTAATCCGTTGATTGTGGTGCCCTGTGATTCAGCCGCAGCAACCCAAGAATTACCGTTCCATTTTAATATATCGTCCGGTGTTGCTGTTGAGGTATCTACATCGTTTAAAACGTCAATACTCTGAGCCGAAATAGATTGTAAGTAACCCTGTGCTGCATGGTTACCCCACCCATAAGCAGCGTTCCATTGCGCTGTGTTTGTAGTGGTGATACTACCAGCTACCGATGCAGCAAACACCGGATCTTCTTCAACAAACTCTGTATCAATTTCTTGTTGTATTGTAGCTTTAAATACAGAGTAAGATACTTTCTTGGTCTCTCCAGAGGTATTAAAAGAAGTGTCGCTAATATCCACAACTGGGATTAAATCGCCGTCTGAAATCCCGCCTAAAGTAGGGAGCTCTGAAATTTTCTTGGGTATAGGATTAGTCATTGCTATTCATCAGTAAGTGGGTCTGAAGATTCTGTAAGTAGTATATTACTGCCTTCTGAAGTAATATTATCAATTAATATACTTTCATCTAAAAGGGTAGGTGAGTGCTCGGTGATAAGTGAGTCTAGGAACTCTGTAAGTAGCTTATCGCTTTCTTCAGATAGGATATATGGATCTGAGGCTGTATCTACAAAACCTGGATCAAAAAACGCGTCGCCTTGTTTCCAAAGTCCGGCCGCCAGGTAAGCATACTGGACTCTAGAGTTGAGCTTTGCTTGAACCCAGTAATTTGCTATGGACTGTACTAAGTCCCACGATTTCCCGTCTCTATTATAATAGAAAGGGAGCCTAAAGAAGATATTATCAACTTCTTCTGCAGTAGTGACTTTTGTTCTACCTGCTACTAATTGATTTTCAAAAGAACCGACTCTGTATTGATCTAGAGTACCTACCTGGGGCATGTCATATTTTGTTGGCAGGAGAATAGGAGCATCTAGCTCTTGAGCTCTCAACCCACTTTTTACTTGGAATTTACCATTTTTAGAAACTATCTCTCCCTCTGTGTGGGCTTTAATTTTAAATAAACTAAATAGAAAGATAAGAGTTAGAATGCTTCCTTTAGATTCTCCTAGTCCGTCCCATTCTTTTTTATATACAGAGATATCTTGAGAAGAAGCAGATGATAGATCTATTCCAAACAAATCAACCTTATCGTCTGGAGCATCTTCCTCATCTCTCCAAGGTGCTGCGTTAAAAGGATGAAGGCTTAGCACCTCTCCTTTTATCGTTTTGTATTCTTTATTATTTACTTCTTGAACTAGCTCTTTATCAAACCATCCTAAAGAGTTTTTAATTAGTGCTCTCTTATATTCCGTAGCCCATTCTGTGTTCCAGACAGGAGCAGATAAACCCACGTGCTGAGCCAACCAATCTAGGTTTTTAGGACTACACTCTGTAGGATCTAAGTAGGTGTAGTAGAAATCTTCTATCTCATGCTTCTTCTCTCTTAAGAACTCATCAGCACCAGCCAACATCCACTTAGCAACAGGAGATTTTGGAAGCTGGTCTTCTATTATCCTAGACCACGATTTGCCGTCTCTAGGGGAATATAGTTCTTCTTTTGTTCTTGAAGAGTACAAAGGAGACATTTTAAATGTCCTGCGCTCTGTTTCATCTGTGATCACTCTAGGCAAGAACTGATAAGAGATCTTCCTATCAGAAGTCGCGACCATGGTCCCTATCTCAAGGGACGATATTGGTAGATTAAACCTATCTTGTTCTTTTGCAATTATCAGTACTTCCTCGTATCCCTCTGGTCTGTAGCTATTTGAAGAGGCGGGAAGCCTTAGGTAGATAGGCCTTACTGACTCGTCAGATATGTACCTAATACTAGATCTTTTAAGACCACTTCTAGTAACCTGGGTAGTCTTTGTAAACAAAGACCTCATGTATCTAAATGTAGTGGTGATAAATTCTCTGTTTGTTTCGTGGGTGGTGTGCTTAGTGTCCCACTTTTCTTCCATATAAGATCTGACTCTTTCCCTCCAAACCGTTGGTAAAGAAAATATTATATCCTCAATAGAACTCACGACTTTTCTATCTAGAGGGCTATCACATATAGAAGAGTATGTAGGTCCAGTCTTTAAAGCATAAAAGTTTTTGTACCCTATATCAATGATCTGTCTTATAAAATCTTCTTCTGTGGTTATTATACCATTTAATGTTTCGCTATCATCAAGAGCCATGGTCAAGTTAAAAAACTTAACGTAGGTGTCAGAGAATACGCTTCCTGCATATCCTACAGGAGGTAGATACACTGTAGTATTTTTACTTGCTGGTTTATCTACAGATACCTCTGTGCCATCAGGGTTCTGATGACTACCTCTGATAATAGTCTTTAGCTCTAAAAACTCTTTACCGCCTATGAAGTATTCTAATTTTGTTCCATTGTAAGACGAAGCAGAGGTATATTTCCATTTGTAGTTGCTAATCTTATTTAGCTTTCCTATCAAACATTTTCCAGGTTTGCAGTCTTTGTTTGTGCCGTCGGTGCAGATCATACCTTCTACGATACAATTCTCGTTTCCCCCACTAAGATCTCCTGGTATAGGTTCTCCATGAGCGAGCACGCTATACTCTCCGTTAGCATCCGGTGATTGTAAATTATCCTCGGTGAAATAAACGTTTCCTACATTCTCGTACGTGAAACCGGAGCTGTCTATTTTCTTTATATCCCTGTCAATTACTCTGTTTCTATCAGAGTTTAGCTCTGGCTTGAAATTAAATTTTACTTCCCCTAAAGAGTGATTTACGATCTTTAGTTTTTTTGTTCTTTCAAACTCTGAAGTAAAGCGAGCTGCTTTAAATCCTCTACGAATAAATGCTCTGTTTTTCTGATCCCAAATAGATAAAGAGTTCATATCAACCTCTTAGAGCAGAATCATAATCTTTATTTATAAAGGTATATGTCAATGGGGCTTGTGTGCTTGCTGCTACTAAGCTAACAACCACTCTATAGCTTCTATATGTTCTAATTGGATTAGTATTCTTATAAGTAGTATTTACGCTATCTATGTAAGCTTCAGAAGATTCTATGCAAACATCATTTATCAACTCTGAGACAAATAAGTCGCTACAATAATCAAACTGGTCCGTACCCTGGGGTTGATTAATTAATTTTTTAAAAGCTAAAGTTTTAATTTTATCAACAAAAGACAAACTATATATTGTATTAAATACCTCTTGGTAATTTACTTCTTCGCCTAAAGGTAGAGACTCTGGACTTATTGTATTTGTTATGATTTCATTTATCTGAGAGGCGTAAAGATCCAGACCTCCATTAAACGTCTCATCATCGTATTCGCAAGAGATAGTAGATTCTACAGGAGTTACTTCTGGTGATATTAAAGAGAGGCTATTGCCTAATGGAATCCTACTTTTAAGAGACTTAACAATATTTGCTCTTGCTAAGACACCAAGTTCTGACCCATTAGCGTCTCCTACGCATATAACAATATTTCCTGACTGTTTCTCTGCTGGGATATTAAACCTATCTTCGTAAGTCAGCACTTTTATTACCGCAGCTTCTGGAGCAACAAGAGACACTTCGTTCTCGTAATCTTCTGCAGAAATCAGACCTCTTCTCCTAAGCAAACTAAAGGCTTTTGCTTTAAGGCTATCAATTGATTCTAGATCTTTCCCCCCTTGAGAAGAAGTTAAGTTTGTAGCTCTTTCTAGTCCTAATATATTTCTATTAATCTTTTCAATAGACTCTGCAGGGACGTTATAAACGCTCCCCCATTTCTCTGACTCAACTATCCCCTTAGCGGAAGATTGGACATCTCCGATCCTAACCTCGTTCTTGAGTATAAAAGCTAAGTTATTAGATGTAGAGACTATGGTGTTAGCGGGGATGACTACAGATCTGTTAAACCCTCTTGTCTTTATAAAAGTTACTTCTACAACAGACCTAGCTCCAATGGCCCTCTGTATCCCGAGTTGTCTTAACCATTGCAGAGTGTATGCCTCTGGAAGGCTATTTAAATAATATAGTAATTCTCCTTGAGCAAACGCCTGGCCCTCAACCAACGCTGACAGCGGTGAGGCTGGAGAGAAGTCATTTAGCTGACCATCAGACTCTAAGAAGATCTTCGTCTGCATGTCTCTCACAAGAGCAGAAGTATTTCTAGGATCTAATTGAAGCGGAAGAATTGGTCCGTATATATTTGGCATTTTAGTAATTACCTAGATCTATTCTTGCAAGATTTAAATTATAGATTCCCTGTTCACCCACAGGAATACCAGAGTTGTCATTTAATTCTCTTAATAACGATATATTAGTATCGCTAAGACTCAAATTATCGTAGCCTGCTGGATTTAATAAACTTTCACCTAGTAAAGAGACCAGAGGATAACCAACATATCCCTGTACTACTGATTTTTTTATAGA